GGATGTGCGGCTTAGTATGCATCCTGGTCAGTTTACTGTGCTTGCTAGTGATACACCAGATATTGTAGATAGGAGCATAGAAGAATTTGAATATCACACCGATGTCATCCGCTATATGGGTTACGGCAAGACCTTCCAAGACTTTAAGTGCAATGTTCATATCTCAGGCAGAAACGGTCCAGCCGGCATTAAGGCCGCACTCAAGAAACTCACGCCAGAAGCAAGAAACGTTATCACAATCGAAAACGACGAAAACAAGTGGGGTATCGAACACAGCCTCGAGCTTGCAGACGATCTCGCTTTGGTGCTAGATCTCCATCATCACCTGTGCCGTGAAAACGAATACATACTACCAACCGACGATAGATTTAAACGCATAGTAGATTCTTGGAGAGGTGTACGCCCTGCAATACATTACAGTTATAGTCGTGAAGAATGGGTAGGACATATTGATACCAATACTAAGCCAGACTTTCCTACACTATTAGAGCAAGGATACAAGAAAGGTAAACTACGAGCTCATAGCGAGTATTATCCTAACAATGCTACAAATGAATGGGCGTTATCGTTTCTGCCATACGCAGACATTATGGCGGAGGTAAAATTTAAGAACATTGCTTCTATTGAGCTATACAACTATGCTGTTAAGACTGGAGCAATTCAGGGAAATGTTTATACACACCGTGAGTTTCAGTCTTCAACTTCCTCAGAGTATCTCGCTGGAACTTTACCTGTTTCTCAACTTCAACAATCGGGTATTCTCCAAGTAGCATAATAGCACGGGCATACTCGTTGTAATCTTGTGTAAAACGGGTATGCCAAGTATTCCACGCCTTTGCTTCTTTGTCAACAGTTTTGTACCATTCCTTTATGCTTGCAGATTGTTTGGCAAATGCTTCACTTCTGTCGGGATTAGTAGCATACCATTCTTTTAATCCTTGAGCAGTTTTAGTATTAGAAGTTCCTCTACGTTTAGCCATTGCTTTTGCATGATTGCGTTTATGTTCCTCTGTACGAGGAGGCTTCTTTCGTCCAGTCAGTATACGACTCATGTGGTCCTTCATTTCTTGGCTAGGAGTTCCACCTTCGCCACCGTATGTCATATTAACAAGTATTCCGCCCTCTGACTTTAACCCGTACTTTGCAATAAGTTCTATTTCTAAATCCCATGCTTCTTGTTCGGATAGATTCTCTGTTAATAGTTGTATGCGTATGTCGTCTTTTGGTTTGATTTCGGCACCGTTCGAACGACGATGTGATGCCCAAGCCCTGACATCTTTACCCATACCTATGTAGTAGGGTGTCTGATCTTCGCGGATATATTGGTATACGTAATAAATATTCATGCTGATAGTTCCTTTTTAACTGTTAGAGTAGTCAGATGTTAGAGCATCGTGGACTACACTTTTATTTATCATTTTGTGGACATTATGTGCGAGTCTAAAGTGGTTGACATACACCATCTTCACTGTTATACTTAAACTTATTGTATAAATATTATAAGAGAAGAAGACTTTCTTCTCAAATAAGGAAACGGATATGAATTACCTAGCGAAAATGTACAGACGCAACAAGCCAGCAGCAGAGAGCTCGAGTTCGGATAAGAATCCAAATCGTGTTAGTGGTGGATTAAAAGCACAAGGCGGCGATCACTTTACTATGATTGCTGAGAACGGCTTGGAGCAGCAGATTCCCACACAGCGTTATGTGCAAAGTTTGGAAGAGCAGTCAAGAAAACAGCGAGCAGCTATAACCGTCCTAGAACGTAAGCTAACTCGCTGTGAAACTGCAATTGAGCAGCTAAAAGGAATGGTTAGACCTTCTTAGAAAGTTTAAGCACTTCTTTAACTAAATCTTCTTTCTTCTTGCGTCTGTCAATGTCAACGCCATAAGTTGCTAGTGCAAATTCTTCTAACTTTACTTTTGTAAGTTTAGATAAACTTGCTTTAGTAACTTTTACAGCTTTAACTTCGGTAATCACAGGTTCGATCTTAGGTGCAAATCCTACACCATTTTTCGTAATTGTTTTTTCAATATCTGACAGCTTCTGTGTTGCTTCTACTTTACCCGCCGGAATGGCAAGATCTTTCTTTTTAATTGTCATTTTTTCAGGTGCAATATCAGACAATTTTTGCGTTGCTTCTTTTTCTGCTCGATTTACACTAGGTGCAAACATTGTTGCTAGCCATTTAAACATAAGTTTTCCTCCTTAAGGAACATATATTTACTAAATATTTACACAAAGGAGACTAGAAATGGTTAAAACATGGATAAAGAAAAGATTAGAAGAAAGAACTACACTAGACGGTGCAGTATTAGTACTTGCAGGAATTGCATTTCTAATATTTAAACCTATAGCAGCTTTAGTAGCATACGGTGCTATTGCATATGGTGCTTGGACAATATATAAGTCAGAATAATCAAGATGCAACAAATTGTAACAATCACCTAAAAACGGTTGCTTATCTGCTGTAATGTGTTTAAATACTAATAGTTCCAGGAGAATTATATATGAAATATATTACAGCAGCATTAGCGGCTTTATTCCCACTTGTCCTATCAGCACAAACATACACTAACGAAGTAGCAGCTATCATCAACGATAATTGTGTAGTGTGTCATCGCGCTGGTGGCATCGGGCCAATGAGCTTTGAAACATACGAGCAAGTACGCCCTTGGGCACCATTAATATCACTTAAAGTAATGAAAAGAGAGATGCCGCCATATGCGTATGACCACGGTATTGGAATTCAAGACCTACAAGGTGATTGGCGCTTATCACAAAAAGACATAGACACAGTAGTTGAGTGGGTAGATACCGGAGCAAGTTATGGCGACCCAGACAAGGTAGTACAGCCAGTAAATTTGCGTGATCCAGAAGCATGGAGTTTTGAAGAAGACTTTGGCGCACCGGACGCAATCATTGCCAGTGTTGCAATTGACATTCCAGCAAGCGGTAACGACTTGTGGCACAAGCACAATGTTCCAACAGGACTAAGTGAAGACCGTTGCATTAAAGCAGTACAAGTTAAACCACGTGGCGATGCAAAATCAGTAGTACATCATGCCAACTCAAGTATTATAACTGAGGGAGGCAGGCAAGGTATGCTGACTGAGTATGCTATGGGAAAGTGGGGAGAAATAGTACCACAAGGAGTATGTCGTACTATACCAGCAAACGCAGAAGTAGCATGGGACATTCATATGTTCCCCGGTGGACTTGGAGCAATGGCACCAGGATCAGTTATTCGAGACAACGTGGTAGAGATTGGGCTTTGGTTATACACCGAAGAGGAAAGCCAAGAATTGAAATACAAACAAGACTTGAGTTTATATCGCCTAGGAGACCAGGACGATATTACTATCCCACCCAACGGCTATTACATGACACAAGGCTTCCACAGTTTTGATCATCCAGTTAGACTAGATAGTTTTCAACCACATGGACACTTGCGTATGAACGCAGCAAGTTTGGAAATATTCTATCCTGAGACAGGACAAACAGAACAGATTAGCCAAGTATCAAATTGGAGTGCAACATGGCATCACAGTCATTTGTACAATTCAGACGTAGCACCGCTTATACCAGCAGGCGCAGTTATTGTGCTAAAGCAATGGTATGATAATACAGAAAACAATCCAAATAATCCAGATGCTGATATGTGGGTAATGGGAGGTTCAAGAACAGGTGACGAAATGACTCACGCTTGGCTTGCTATTACACACTTAGACGAGGAAGGATACAATAAACTAAAAGAGGAAAGGAATGAAAAAGTTAATATGGCTAGTAAGTAGTTTATTACCAGCGGCAGGACTAGCTGTAGATATCGACTACGCTGAAAATGTAGCACCTATATTTGTAGAACAATGTCAAGCTTGTCATAGAGAAAGTGGCATTGCGCCATGGGCAATGACTGACTATAGAATGCTACAAGCATTTGCTCCTGCAATTAAAGAAGCTATTGTATCAAAACGTATGCCACCAGGACAGATCGATCGCAAGTATGCAAAGGATATCATAAATCACAGAACGCTAAATGATTTAGAGATGGAAACTCTTGTAGCTTGGATTGACGCAGGCACTCCTGTAGAAGGTGATAGAGATCCTCTAACAGAAACTACGTACTCAACTTCAGAATGGGTACACGGTGAACCTGATATGATTATCGAAGTTCCCCCACAAGAAATACCAGCAATAGGATCTATGGGACCTAATGCAATACCTTACAGATACACGCAAGCAGACCTAGGATTAACTGAGGATCGTTGGTTACGTGGGTCACAGTTTTTGCCTTCAGAGCCAACTGTAATGCATCACATGCTAAACTCAATTACAGTACCTGGCGAGCGCAACGGTAACATCTTAGGTACACAAGGTGGTGGTCAAGAAGAAATGAACAATGCTTCTATCTCTGCATATGTTCCAGGTGGTGATCCTGAATTTTATGACGAGAACACTGGTGGGTTAATACGTGCAGGATCAATTGTAAACTTGCAACTACACTACACACCAGACGGCACTGCTAGAACAGATAAAGCAAGAATTGGCCTATACTTTCACGACGAAGGTGTAGTACCACAAGAAAGAATGGCAGGAGATTGCGCTTGTATATTTCCTGATACGTGGACACCGATCCCGCCGTATGACCCTAACTTTATTCAGACAGCAGAAGTAGTATTAAAGAACGATGTTAACTTGCATACATTCTTACCCCACATGCATTTCCGTGGTAAAAGCATGAAAGCAACTGCATTCTACCCAGATGGTACTGTAGAGGAGCTAATCGATATTCCTGTATACAACTACGCTTGGCAGCTATCATATACCTGGAAAGAGCCTAAGCCTTTACCTAAAGGAACACGCCTTTTTGTAGAAGGGGCTTTTGATAACTCAGAAGAGAATAAAATGAATCCAGACCCAAGCAGACTAGTGCCATGGGGACAAATGTCAGAAGATGAAATGTTCTTTGGCGCATTTACTTGGAAAAACTTATGATTGGCTATTTAATATATGGAATTCTTATATTTGTTAATATAGCAATATATGTAATGGTACAGATGTATTTTGAAGGACACGAGGCATTTAACGAAGTTAAGCGCATCGGCGACTATAAAAAACTATAAGGAGATTATTATGTGGACTAAACCAACGTATCAAGATATGCGACTAGGGTTTGAGATTACTATGTATTTTAAGACTAGATAATCTATAACTTACCAATAGGCGTAGAGCTACTAGCACTCATGTTCCAAACTTGTTTGCGCTCTACGCCTTTCTTTTGGGCAAAAACTTTTGCATCACAGTTCTTACATACGTGAAAGTAGTTATTACTTAGACGCTTTGGATCCATGCTACCTCTTGTGCGCTCAAACTCTGCATCGCAATTATCACACCTAAATACACAATGCGTAACTTCACGCTTATAGGCATGTTCCTTGCCCATTTTGCTTTTACGCACATGCCGGGTCTGCTTTTTAAATTCTCTTATGTACATAAGTATATTTAACATTAAGATTATAAAACGCAACGATAAATACTATCATAAGAAGGATCATTCATGAGTATAGTTACACTAACGGACACAGCAAAAGCACAAATTGATAGTATATGTCAAGAAAATGACAGTTATGCAGTCAGTCTCAATTTAAAAGGTGGCGGCTGCGCTGGATTTGAATACGATTGGACAATTGTAGCAACAGAAGCTGATCTAGAAGAGAATGATATAGTTATTGACTCAGATACAGGTAAATTTGTAGTTGGTGCAATAGCAGTAATGTACATGGCAGGTACAGAAATAGATTATGTTAAAGATATAATGGGTGCAACTTTTCAAGTTAACAATCCAAACGCACAATCAGCATGTGGATGCGGCGTAAGCATTAACTTTGATGTAGAAAACTTAGACAATTCGCTAGCAACAGCAATATAATAACGGAGTAATATAAATGGCAAAGCAAGGCATAGACATAGGTATTGAAGGTAATGACGGCACAGGCGATAGTATTCGCGAGTCATTTCGTAAAGTAAACGAAAACTTTCAAGAGCTGTATGCA